GGTTTTCACCTTTTCCTCATCGTACCCCATATCGATCAATGTGGCCGTCAGCGCTGCAATCTTCGATTTCGCTGCTGCAATCTGGGCTTCGATCTCTTTCGCTTCTTCTTCGTCGTAGTTCCCGCTTTCCAGCTTCGCTTCCAGCTCTGCCACGGTGTGAGCGGCGGAGTGGACTTGGTCGAGAATCGTCTGCGCTTCCTCGGTGTTGAAGCCTTCGCGTTCAAGGGTCGCGGTGAGCACCAGGTCCGGGATTGTGGCGTCCTTGATCTGCTTTTCGACCTGTTCAATGACGGCCTGGTTGTCGGCGGCGTTGGTGGTGACCTTGACGCTGATTTCCTGGATGCCTCTCACGGTGGCGTCGATGTCGCGGGTCCGCTGGGCGGTCTTGACGTAGCGGTCGCCTGCTTCCTCGATGGCGTCGCCCATGTGCATCAGTTCGTCGCGCTGCCGGGTCTGTTCGTCGTTATACAATTTGATTCCGATGCCGACAGCGGTCAGCGCTGCAAGGGCGGCCCAGCCCCAGCCGGGGATGGCTGCCAGTACGCTGCCGAGTCCGCCGAATGCGGAAGCTCCGCCAGCGGCTCCAGCGCCTGCTACGGCGGCGGCCTCGCCTGCTGCTGCTGTGGCTGTGGCTGCTGTGGTGGCGGCTGTTGTGACGCCTCCGAAGGCGAGCCGAAGGGCACCGACTGTCTTGGCGATTCCGAGCGCTCCGCTGCCGAGCTTCAGCGCTCCGAATCCGATCAGGCCCGCTTTCATGCCTCCGGGCAGTGCGCCGATCAGGTCGGGGGCGTTCAGGCCCTGTGTAAATGCGGTCACGTATTCCCGTGCTGCCTCCGCGCCTGCCTTGCCTATGCCGGTCAGGTTCAGTCCCTCGAAGTCGATCTCTTCGCCTTTGAGGGCTGCGAGCACGCCTGCAATGACGCCGTGGATAGCCTCGCCGAAGCCTCCGCCGATCTTCTTTATTACGCCGAGGGCGAAATCACGGCCGTTGCCGCTCCACCACTCGTTGAACGGTTCCGCGATGATCTTGTCCCAGGCGATGAACAGCTTGTCGGCGATGTTATCGGCGTTTTGAAATTCCGAGCTGCCGAAGACTCCGCTGATGGTGTCCTTCAGCTCTTTTGCCTTTGCGATGCCCGCGTCCACGAGGTTTCCGATGCTGGTTGTGATCTCTGGAATCTTCGAAGTCACCCACTGCACGCCGGAGCGCAGGAATGGATTTATCTTGTCCATGAGGCTGACCTTCATGCCGTCGACAGCGCTCTGTAGCAGCGTGACGTCGCCTGCGAGGTTGTCGAGCTGGATGTCGGCCATTTCCTGGGCTGCGCCCTTGGAGTTTTTAATTGAATCGTATAGTTCGTTGAAGGTGCCTTGGCCCTGCTCAATCACTGCGAGCCATGCGGACGCGGAGTTCTTTCCGAAGATGTCGTCTGCGTAGGCCAGCTTTTCCTGATCGGACAGTCCGCCGAATGCGTTCCCGAGGTCCTTCATGATGGTCTGCATATCGTGCATCTTTCCGCTGGAATCGGAGAAGGAAAGGCCGAGTTTTGCCATGGCCTTTGCGGCCTCGGAGGATGGGCTGGCCATACGCAGCAGGGCGGTCCTGATGGCGGTGCCCGCACTGCTGCCCTTGATGCCTGCGTTCGCCATCATGCCGGTAACGGTAGCGACCTCGGATAGCTGCAGGCCGAAGCTGTGGGCGACGGGGGCCGCGTATTTCAGCGTGTCGCCCATCATGCCGATGGTGGTGTTGGTCTTTGTGGCGGTCCGGGCGAAGATGTCCGCGGCGGTGCTCGCCTCGCTGGCGCTCATGCCCATGGCGGTCATGACGTCGGAGACGATATCCGCGGCGGTGCCGAGGTCGGTTCCGCCTGCCGCGGCCAGCTGCAAAAGGCCGGGCATACCAGCGATCACGTCGCTGGCGTCCCAGCCTGCCATGGCGAGGTACTGCATGCCCTCCGCTGCCTGCGCGGCTGTGAACTTCGTTGTCGCGCCGAGGTCGGAGGCCGTTTCTTTGAGCTGTATAAATTCCTCGTTCGTCGCGCCGGAAAGGGCTTTGACGTTGCTCATTCCGGCCTCGAACTCTGTAAAGGTCTGGTAGAAGGATGCCGCGCCGAGCCCAATGCCCGCGATGGAGAGGGTCATTGTGATGGGCGACATGATCATATTTTTCAACGCTCGGAATGGCGCGGTTACGAAGTCGGCCATCTTGACCGTTACTTTCCACGCCTTCGCGGCGAGTGATTTCACTTTCGTGTTTACTTCCTTGACGATAGGGGAGACTTTGTCGATGGCCTCAAGGGTCATCTGCAGCTTTTCCTTGAACATCTCGCGGAGGGTCCGCTGGGACCTTTCCATACGCTGCCCGAACCGGTCGGCGCTCTGCTCCGCGCCGGTGAAGGCGTTTGCTGCGGAGCTGCCAGCACTTTCCGCCGCGTCTCCGATTTCCTCCATGGAATCCGCTGCGTTCTCGGCGGCGTCGCCAGCGCTCTCGGCGGATTCTCCTATCTGCTCCAGGGACTGGGAGGACTGCTGGGCTGCGTTGCCGACCTGCTGCATTGAGTTGGATGCGTTGGAAGCGCCGGAGGCGATTCGGTTAAAGGCAGAGTCCGCTGCTGTGGCGAGTCTCCGTGCTTCCTGTTCTGCTTTTTGCAGCACGGCTTGGACCTGCTGCAATCTCCCCAGGTCCGCGTTGCTCTTGACCTCAACGGGAATCTCAATCCTGAATACCTGTTCCATAACCTTTATCGCCTCCTGCGGCTTTGCGCTGCTTGTGCGGCTTGTGCGCGGCGCTGGCGGGCGGCTTCCGCTTCTGCGGCCTCTGCCTCGATCTGTACCTCCATGCTCTTCATCATGAAGGTACGCACAAAGCGCGGCTTTCGCATCACCTCATCCGGGGGCATTCCTGTCCTCTGGAATATGTGATGGAGCAGCCGCGCCTTTCCGCCAGCGAGGATTAGTTTTTTACGGTCTCCTCGTATTCCTCTTCGCTCTCGTCGTCGTAACCGGAGAGCTTTTCAATCCGGTCAATGATCGCCTGCTTTTTCCCGGCGAAGGGGATCAGCTTGTCGACCATGTCGGGGCCGGTCAGTGCGCCAGTGGCTTTCCAAAGGCGCTTGTTGTTCCACAGCTTCGCGCGGTCCTCTTCCACGGTGGCCGTGTAGATCAGCTCGGTATGGTAACCGACGGTGTCGGTGTCCTCGGGCATCTTCATGCCGCCCAGACGCCGGTTTCGCTTGTACTTGGTATGGCGTTCCCGGCAGGCGTTCCACTCGCGCTCCGAAAGGGGGCGGATGCGGAAGGCGAACACGACGGAGCCCAGCTTGACTTCGATCTTCTCGGTGTTGTCGAGGTGCTGCTTCTCGGTGAGAGCTTTGAGCAGCTCGTCCTCGCTGAACAGGAGCTCGTCCGGGGTGACGGGTCCGTTTTCCTGTTCCATATCCTCGGTCATGGCTTCCATGTTGTTCTCGGTGATCATGGTGGTGCCTCCTCTTTTTATATTGTGGGTGTTAAACGTCTTAAAATGCCACAGGACGGCTTTTTGTCGCCCTGTGGCTTAATTGGTCGGGTGTGTGAGCCGGGGCTGTCTTAGCCCTCCAGGCGGGACTGGAGCACGGGCGGGTTGTTGCAGATGAAGTTCCAGCTGCGCTTGTACAGCTCGCCGGTGGTCATGTTCTGGATGTCGATGCTGCCGTCGGGCACACAATCGTAATACACGACCTGTTCCTTGCTCCCGTTGTAGGGGCTGCGGATCATGCCGCGGAAGTTGAAAACGGGCATGATGCCGGTCTGCAGGCCTTCCATGATCTTCGCAAAGAAGATATTGTCGTGGACGACAATCTCGCTCATGGTCAGGTTGACGCGGTAGCTGGTCATGCTGCTGCGCTCCATCGCGGAACCGAGGGGCTGGAAGGTCGCGTTGGTGACGTTGGCCTGGGCGCTGAAGCTCTCCATGGTAACGAGCATATTGCCGTCGCCGTCGTAGAGGCAGCCGTCCTTGCCGGACATGACTTTCCGAACGTCAACGGCCGGGGAATTGTTCACGATTTTTTCCATAGCGTATTATTCTCCCTTCTTCTGTCACGCCTCGGCGCTCTCGCTGAAGTGGAACAGATAGCTGATATAAATGTGCTCGATGGAGTCGAGGTCGCGGACGTCGACCACGAACCAGGCGCTGTCGCCGGAGGGCGCGTGGGCGGGGTTCAGGGTGACGGTGCCTTCGATCAGCTTGTTCTCCGCGATCATAGCGTTGACAACGCCCTGCGCCGCGGCGATGAAGGTGTCGCGGCCGTTGTCGTCGTTGCCAACGTTGCCGACGATGTTCTCGGTGGCGATGTTGATGCGGTCGATCAGCTCGAAGCGGGTCTTGGCGCGGCGGATTTTCTTCCAGCCCTTGTCCTGCTCGCCGTTCAGGGTGACCAGGGTGTTGATGCCCTGCTCAATCCAGACGTTACCGGAAGCGGACACAGTGAAAACCAGGCAACCGCTCTGCAGCGCTTCGATGATCTCGGTGTTGGTCAGAGCGCCGACGACCTTGGTCGCGCCGGTGATGACCTTGTGGGTCACGCTGTCGTTGCTGGGCAGGTAGGCGACGTAACCGGCGACGTGAGCGGCGGCCTTCCAGCCGGTGCTCTCCTCGGTGTCGTTGCCGAAGCCGTTAGCGACGTAGATCACGGACGGATCGTTGAACGCGGCCGCGTGGGCTTTCCTGGTGGAGAAGGCCACGGTGGTGGGCTCGCCGATGACGGCCATGCCGAGCAGGCCGCTCTCGTTCGCGCGGTCAATGAAGGCGGCGAGCAGCGCGTGAATGGCGACGTCGTCGGTGTCCACGCAGATCACGTTCCAGGCGGTCGCCTCGAGCAGCGTGAAGGCAGCGCTGTAATCGGAGCTCGCGATGGTCGGGGAAGCGCCCGCGGTGGTGAAGGCGGCCTGGTTCAGCGCGGCCATGGTGCCGTTGCCGTCGGCCAACTTCGTAGCGGTGACGACGGAGCTGGTGTTGCCGTTGATGGCGGCGATCAGCGCGTTGACCTCGTCGGTGCCCTTCTCGAACATGACCTCGGTCAGCTTCGTGGTGCCGCTGTAGATGATGCATTCGCGCATCGTGGAAACGCTCAGGCTGTCCTTGATGGTGATGCTCAGGTCGCGGGTGCCAGCGTACTTGGCGGTCAGCTTGACCACGTTCGCGGCAGTCGACGCGGTGTCCTTCAGGGTGATCTCCGCCTGGGTCCCGCCGGTGCCGACGCGCACGGCCAGAATCTCGGAAGCGCCGCCCTGGAAGATGCGGGCCAGGATGTTGACGTTGGAGTTGCTGCCGCTGTCGTCGCCGTACAGCTCCGCGATCTCATTGTAGGAGGTGAGGTGCTTCACCTCGCCCATCGGGCCCCAGTTGGCCTTGAAGGCCACGGCCACGACGCCGTTGGTAACGGAGGGGATATCGGCCTCCGGGGCGCTGGACTCGTGGAAATATACGCCGGGACGGACTTTCAGTTCACCGATGGAGTATCTTCCGCTCATTTCAGTTTACCTTCCTTTCTGCAAAGGCTTTGATGATGGTTCTTGCCTTTTCGACGGTGCAGGCCTTGACGTTCGCCGTCTTCAGCGCGGCCGTCGCGATGTCGGGGGAATAGCCGAACAAACGCATCGCGTTCCGCGCAATCTCCGCGGCTTCGTACTCGGATTCCATCGCGGGTTCATGCTGCGTGGGCTTGGCGGTGGTGGTTTCCTTGGCCATGTCTGTTCGCTCCTCTCTACGGTTGTTTATACTGGATGTGTGTGGTAATGGTTGGGTTCAGCACGTGCTCCGGGGCTTTCCCGTACCACGGCTGGAGCAGACCGAAGAAGCCGCTCGCTTTGATCTGCCCGGTCGTTATATAGTTCATGTGGGGCTGAACGGAGAAGTTTTTCAGGAACAGGGGCGAGCTGTCCTCGAGCGTGATGTGCTGGGCGAGGGCGTAGGCCGTGTTGAGCTGCGCAAGGTTATACAGCCTGTCTGCCGCGTTCCTGCAGTAGACGTGGCCCTCAATGGTGATCCCCAGCCAGGTGTGGGTGAAGTACTGCTTCGCCTTTTCCTGTGATACGATTCGCCAGTAGATAACCGGCTTCTCTTTGCTGGGCACCAGCCATCCGTCGATGGGGTCTTTCCCGATAACGGTCGCGTTGGGCAGCACGCTTTTGGTCCAGTCGTTCATCCCGCCGATTGGGTCCGGCGTCAGCGTGGATTGTGCGGGGCAGGCCATGAGGTCGAACACGACCGTGACGCCGAAGGTCCGCGCTGCCTCTTCCGGCTTTGTCTTGACCTCGAAGGCGTCGGAGCGAAGCCACGCGAAGCAGTAGGCGTATTCGTCGGTCTGTGCAAAGGCCACATGGAGCAGCTCGCGCAGCTGAGCCTCTATGGTTTCCGGTTCTGCGTTGTTCTCCGCGTCGCACCAGACGTTCAGCATCAGCGTGCCGCTGGTATTCCGCGCCGGGTTCTCCTGCGTGTCGACGATGTAGTCGATGCGCGGGTACTGGATCCGGGTGTCGTCCCACTTGGGGTCGTCGCTGGACGCTGCGCGTTGGTAGAATACGGCGGGCCGGTTGTCGTATTGGGCCAGCAGCCCTTCGAGCGTTTCGTCTTGGACGAGCCGTTGGTAGATCATCTGATATAGTTCCATAGCGCTCCCTCCCCTTGTCAGAAGTGCAGGTTGTAGGGGGCGTTATAGATCGCCGTGATCTCCGGCTCCGACAGCTCGACAATCTTGTCGACGAACGGACGCGCGGCCATCTTAGATGTGCCGTATTCCAGAAATCCCGCGTATGGGGTGCCGCCTTCAAGACCTGGGTTGTACTGGCCGAAAACAATAGGCCGCCAGCTCCGCATCAGGGTTCCTGTGCGTATGGCGGGGGGCGAGCCGGGGGCGGATGCCGAGTAGCTTCCGCCCGCGGGCTTCCGGTATGTCCGGCCTCCGCCCTCATGCCCCAGAATTTCCTGGGAGCTGTTTTTGAGGATGTGGGAAGCCTGCATAGCCCTGGCCGGGAGCTCCGCCTCGACCTGTGCTACGGCCTGCGAGGCGATTGTCGATAGGTTAATGCTGATCAGCATGGCCGACATCTCCTCTCTCCGAGCAGTAATAGGTCGTGTCGATGTCCATTTCGCCTTTGTTGTGGACGGCTTTCACTCTAAAGCTGCGCGTCTCCGCGCCTTTTTTTACGAGCTTGAACACGTCGTTTGCTTTGGCGATGGGCGCTCCCCTGTGGAAGATGGTATGGGTGACGACGACGCCGTCCTGTCTGAACAGCTCTTTCTCCTCGGGGGATGCAATGGAAAGGATGCAGCGTACCTCGGCCTTTTTCTCCGGCGGCTTTTTCAGTACGCGGCCGGTCGCGGTGCTCGTGTCCGCTTCCTGGCCGTAGACATAAAATAGCTTGGGAAAGTTCTCGGGGCGGTGCATCCCGATTCTGCCGAAACGCATCACGGCAGCTCACCTCCGGGGACGTAGGGCGGCTGAACGTAGGGCGAGTTGGTCATGTTCCGGCGGAAGTAGTGGCCGCCGTCCGGGGCATTCAGCGTGTCGTTGACAGCGCCGGAGTCCGGCTCGCATTCTTCCAGCTCGGCTTCCTGCTTCAGCTTGTCCCTGAGCTTCATCCAGCGCTCGGCGCGTTGGTTAAGCGAGAAGGCTGTCCCGTCGTCCTTCCAGTCGGTTTCGTAGGAGAGCCGCATGCAGACGGCGTCGGCCAGCCGGTAAAGGGTCCACTTCCAGCTCCTGTGCGCGTTCGCGGTGGCGGTAATGATAGCTTGGATTTCCTGGTCGGAAAGGAAGCACGTCTCCCGTTCTCCGTAAATGTCCACGTCTCCAAGCTCGAAGCGGGCGCGGCTGACGGTGTTTTCTGCGATGTCAGCAGGGTTATAGGTGTAGGTGATCTCCGCCATTTATTTCGCCTTCCTCTGCTGGTTTTTCTTTGCGCCCTCGACCGGTTTCTCGGTTTCCGTCGCCTGCTCGGTTTCCGGGTCCGGAACATCCACGGAGCGAATGGTTCCGTACTTCGTCAGTGCGTTTACGCGGTCCGGGTCGATGTACTCGGTGGGGATGGTGTCGCCAATCATATAGCGCTTCCCGCCGAAGCTGCAGGGCTTGCCTGCAACATATGCTTTCATAGTGCGGTTCCTCCTCTCTATCGTAGTAAAAGCACCGTTAGACGCCCTTTGCGCCATCGGTTCGCTGTGTCGGTCTGTCCGCTCGTAGTTTGTGCGGCTTTTTCAGCCGGAAGGGATGGCGAGGGCGTCGCCTATGTGGGGAGGTGAGCAAGACGAAACTGGCGCGGCTCTCAAACGCCAGTCCCGCCATGGATGCGGATGAACACATACGGCTGCCCTTTTAGAGCGGTGCGGGTGTGGGCTGAACGAAGGACGGCCGGGGTTGTTACGCCTCCGGCCGCCGGGCCTGCTGGCTTTACGCGCAGCAGTCCTTCATGAAGTAGCCCAGTTCGTCGCAGACCTTCTTGGGAGTGCTGGACATCAGGCCCTCGATGAACTCGGTGTGGGTGCCCTTTTCGCCCTCGAACTGGTCGAAGGCCAGATAGCTGCCGTTGCCGAGCATATCCCACGCCAGGGTGTAGCCCGCGGAGGGCTCGTCGATGGCGGGGGAGGGGTTGGCGTAGGCCAGCAGGGCGCTCTTGGGGTCGCAGACGAAGTCCATGTTGGTCACGCCCAGCGCGCCCTTGTTGTAGGTGCTGTTCAGCACGACGACGCGCTCGATCTCCAGCAGCTGCGCCAGCACGTTGGTGTTGACGGTGGCCGGGTTCGCGGTGCTGCCGCTGTACTTCACGCGGTCCAGCAGGTCGGGGTTGACCTTGAGCGCCTCGTAGGCGTCCACGCCCAGCGCCAGGACGTTGGGAAGGCGGCGGCCTTCCTTCTGCATATTCCTGCGCAGGCCGCCGAAGAAGCTGATGGCGTCGAAATTGGCGTTATCGAACTGCCAGAACTCGCCGGAGCCGGGGGTGGTGCTTTTGCCTTCGTACTCGTTGGTCCAGACGCCAGCCTTGAAGTAGCCGTTGGCGAAGACGAGGTCCTGGTGGAGCTTCATCTGCTCGGTGGCCATGCGCACCTTCGCGCGGCGCGGGTCGTTGATGCCGGGGGTGCCCGCACGCTGGTAGTCCAGGGAGCGGATCTGGTCCAGGCCGATCAGCACCTGGTCCACCTCGCAGACATAGGTGTCGGTCTCGTGGCCGAACACCATCGGAGCGACTTTGCCGAACTCGGGCTTGCGCTGCACGTTATCGCGGGCCAGGTCGCCCTTGTTGAACTTGTAGTAGCTGCCGACGCTGGTGGGCACAGGCAGAATGGGGAAAACAAACGGGCTGACAAACCAGTCGTCCGGCTGGAAGTGGGCGACGGACATATTCGTCAGGTAGAAGTTGGGCTTCCAGCCCTTGGCGATCTGGGAGGCAATCGCTTCATTGGTCATAGCGTTTCTCATGATGGTTTTTCTCCTTTCTTCGCGGCGTCATTACGCGGAGGGCGCGATCAGCGTCCGCATGATGTAGACCTCGCAGGGCGCGTCCTTGGCGGCGTCCTTGAGGGCCACGGCCAGCACCTGCTTGCCAGCGGTCGCCTTTTTCAGGGTGCCGTCGGTGTGGGCCATCAGCATGTCGCCGCGCTTGACGGTTTCGCCCACGATGGCGAGGCAGCCGTCCTTGACCTGGAGGTCAATTCTGCCGCCCGCGGCCACGTCGTCGGTGTTCGCCAGCGCGATGCCGACGGCGAAGTCTCCGGAGGCGGCGGGAAGGATCACCTTGCCGCTGCTGTTCAGCGCGAAGGCCTTCATGGCCGGGGCGGTCAGCGCGGCGTTGGCCTCGCCGTAGATGACGGGGCTGTCATTGTAGGAATGATTGATATACGCCATGTTTTTGTACTTCCTTTCTGCCGGTTTTGATTACTGGCGGGATTTCTCGTAGGCTTCCAGCAGGTCGGGGTGCTGCATGCAAGCCTGATCGATGGCGTCGGCCCAGGTCATAGTGGGCTTGGACTTCTGGATTTCCGAGGCGGCGGTTTCGATCTTGGACCAGGCGTCGTTGTTGCTGCCGCTGGTGCCGCGCTTGCCGATCTCGGAGAAGGTACCGGACTTCTCGACGGCCTCGAGGCTGGAATCGAGGACGGCGATCATGTCGTTGTAGGCGGTGCCGCCTGCGGCCTTCATGGCCATCAGGGACTTGGCCAGCTCCTCGGGCTTCTTGCCCAGCAGCTCGTACTTCTTGGCGATCTGCAGCATCTCGCGCTGTTCCGCCTCTTCGCGGTACTTGCGCAGGCTCTCGATCTCGGCCTTGACGGCGGGGTTCAGGCCCTTGTAGATGTCGCCGTCGTTCTCGGCGGGCTGGTTGTTGGTGTCGTCCTCGGAGCCGAAACGCTTGGCGAGGTCTTCGTACTGCGCCAGCTCCTCGGGGGTCATGGCTTCGGTGTTGAACTTCATGTCGGTTGCTCCTTTCGTGACGGGGTCCGCGGGGCTGCTGCCTTCATCGGTGTCCGTCGGTTCGTTGTTGGGGGTGGGGTTGTCCGGGT